ATTCAGAACTAGATTGCATTTTAATGATCTCTGAGAATGGACTTTTAGCGGTATAATCGAATCTTTCATTGGTTATTGTCAAGTTCGAGAATAAAAATTGGAGGATTTCTCGCTTTTCTTCTATGGTTCCCTGTTTATATAGATATGAAGCCATTTTACAGAGTTCGAGAATTTTTATACCTGTTTCAAAATATGATTGATTAGCTCTTTTGTGCTTTTTTATAAGGTTTAATAGTCTGTCCTCATTTTCCTGTTCTTTCTTTGCTTTTTCAAGATAAACCTCTTTTGAGATTAAACCGTCTAATTTATCATCATATAATTGATCCTTTCTCTGTTGAATACGATCCAATTTTTGTTGCAATGTTTTTAATGCTTCGTTGTGAAATTCAATCTCATTTGTATGAAAGTTTTTTAAAGCGTTTTTAACATCATTGTAAATATTCTCTGGAATGATTAGCATCTCAAGAACTTTTATAATCTCTTTCTCAAGTTTTTCTTCTCTCCAATAGTTGTGAGAATGCTTTTTATAATGCTCTGTACATCTGTAGTATGTATATTTTCCCTTTTGAATTTCAGTTGTATAACTTGAACCACAAACGCCACATTTAATAAGACCTGAAAACAGGAAGTTATGCTTATCTTTTCTTGGACGTTTTCTATTACTAAATATTTCTTGCACTTTATAAAATAATTCTGGTTCAATTAATGGTTTGTGCTTACCTTGATAGGTTTCACCTTTCCATATCATTTTACCAAAATAAAATGGATTTTGTAATGTTACATGTAGTTTTGATTTCGATACTTTTTGATTGAATTTATTTACAAAACCATCTTTATACAAGTGTTCACAAATGCGTTCTAACGAAAAAAGTTCTGTGGCATACATTTCAAAAGCTTTCTTTACAAAATGGGATTGTGAATCATCAACGATAACGTTTTTTGTATTTGCATCGTTTTTATATCCAAGTGGAGCTGATCCAGGCCAACCTCCTTGTCGTAACTTTTCCTGAAAACCTTTTTTAACTTCATCTGAAAGATTGTTTATATAGTTTTTTGCAAGTACTGCCTGTAAATCAAAGTTAAGTTTTTCAGACGATCTTGAATTTCTATGAAGTACAATATTTTCTCTTACAAAATGGAATTCTTTATCGTAATCATCGATTAACTCCTGAACTTTTACAATATCTCTAAAGTTTCTAGCAACACGATCAATCTTTTCAAATATTACAACTCGTATATCCGATTTCTTTAAGAATTCAATCATTTCATTAAATGCTTTTCTTCCCTCTTTTTTTGCTGATTCGGAAACTTTCCAACTTTTATGTACTTTTAAATTCTGCTTTTCTGCGTAAATACCGATTTTCTCATACTGAGCATCAAGTGAATATCCTTCTGCCTGTTCTCTTGATGAAACTCTACAGTAGGCAATTGCTTTATTCATTGTTTACTATCCTTAGATTAAATAAAAAGGGCGACTCGTTGGACACAAATCTAACAAGTAGAATTGTACGAATCGCCCTTTCTACTATCTAATCATAGATAGCAATTTCCTACTTGTTATTTTAATTTGTGTCCAGTTTTATTTTATCATTTTCAAAAAGTTTTTTGTACTTTTTTGAAAGGCTTTTTTCTCTCTTTATTCGTTTATTAATTTTATCAAGAGTCTTTATAAAGCCGACAAGATTAAATAGCGAATTATACGCTTCTTTATCAGATATATTCTTTTTAAAGTCCTTTTGGTAATTTCTCTTAAAAGAGTTTACAAAAGGTTTTATGTTATCCACAGTATAATTTGCTATCTATAAATATTATTTATAATTATCTTGTATCTATAAGCGTCAATTTTTGTTTTCATTTACAACATTTATTTCATATTTAATAGAGTAAAATACTAAAAAGTTGTTAGTGTTTTACTAAGTTTCTACTAAGTATTTCACTAACTTTTGGACTTTGTTTTATTAGTGATTTACTAAGCAATTTTTCAGTTATCCACAAATTATTTTTGCTTTTATTCCAGCCTATGTATTGGGCTTCTACAAGTCTTAAAAGCTCCGATTTAATGTCAGATGAATAAATTCCTATCTCAATGAAATCAGAGGGCTTTAAATTGGCTACAAAGCGTCTGCAACCGATTGAGAATCTGGCAATGAATAGAAGGATCTTTATTTGCCTTTTAGTGAAAATATTTGCAAAAGGAATTGGATTTAAAAGTGTAAGAGGATTTTTAAGAAATTCAAGTTTGTCAATTATTTCAATTGGAACAGGAGACATATTTATTCGTTGTGCTTTACAGCTGTCTAATATCTCTTTTATATGCTCCATTACTATATATTTTCTCGCATATTTCCTTTATACGCAACAAATTTATCATATGAGCGGGAAGGAAAAAGTTAAAATTATATAGTTACAATAGTCAGTTTAAAGGTCAGTATAAAAATCAAAATATATAGTACAAACTATAGTCTCTACACTATAAAAAATAAGATAAAATAGATAAAAATATGCTCAAGTAGATTACTCCTAAATTTTCTAAAAAAACATACATTAAAAATTAGTATTTTTTGGGATACACACTGTATCCGTAGTCGAGGGAGTGATTGGGTGGAGTTTGAAAAAGTCCACCCAATCACTCATACCGAGAGGAAAATTTTAAGGAATAATCGCGTAAAAGTGACTTTTTTTATAGTAAAGGTAGATTGTTTCTTCTGGTTTCGGAGATGAAACAGGTGGGCAACTTACAAATGTAGTATCAAAGAATACTTCTTTATAAATATTCTTTTTTAAGATACAATATACGACATGGCAAATAAGAATCTTACGAATGCGAAGAATGCAAAAAATGATGAGTTCTATACTCGCTTTGTTGATATACAAAAAGAAATCGAAGCCTATCTAGAATATGATCCTGATACTTTTCGTGGAAAAGTTGTTTACTCAAACTGTGATGATCCGTATGAAAGCAATTTCTTTAGATATTTTGCCTTAAACTTTAAAAAGTTGGGTTTAAAACAACTTATTACCACTAGTTATAAACCATCTCCAGTAGCAAATACGCAGTTAGAATTATTTGGCAATGACACTACTCTTAAACAAATTAAAGGTCGTCCCAAAGTAACAGCAAACAAGTTTATTATTAATGATGTCGGTGATATAGACGGTAATGGGGAATTTAATTTGGAAGATATAGCAAAACAGTTAAAAGCAAATAAGCATAATGAATGGGAACCCCTTAAACAAGATGGAGATTTCAGAAGCGACGAATGTATAAGTCTATTGAAACAATCAGATGTTATTGTTACAAACCCACCATTTAGCCTGTTCAGAGAGTATATAAAACAGCTTTTTGATTTTAATAAAAAGTTTATCATTATTGGAAGCAAGAATATAACAACCTATAAGGAAATATTCCCATTAATTAAAGAGAATAGAATGTGGGTAGGTACTACCAGTTTCAACAAAGATATGCTGTTTATACCACCTCAAAGTGCGGATCTTAAGAATAAACCTAAAACGGCAATACGAAAAGTAGACGGTATCACTTACCTTAGATCCCCATCTGTATGGTTTACTAATGTTGATCATGGTCGTCGTCACCAACCACTTTCTCTTATGAAAATGGAAGATAATAAACGATTTAATAAGAAAATACAGAAAAATGAAAACAGTTATAAAAAGTATGATAATTACAATGCAATAGAAATTCCATATACAGATGCAATTCCGAGTGATTATCATGGATTAATGGGAGTTCCTATTAGTTTTTTAGATAAATATAATCCTGACCAGTTTGAGATTGTGGGTATGGCACAAAGAGGTTGTCATAATGAGTTGCCAGATATGAAAAAATATCACGATTATGTACAGATGAAAGGTGATGGTTCAGTTGAAGGTTCTAATGGAAGGAAAATTGATGAAGCTCCAATCGTGTCAGGGAGAACTAGCGGAAAAACTTATTATGTAAACGAAATCGGAAATGAAGTTACATCTCTATTCATGAGAATATTTATAAAACATAAAAAATAATATGAAAACAACATTAAGAATAGATATTACTGTCAAGGACATTTGCGAAGGGTTCGTTTATAACGAACTTGAAGGGAAAGGTTTATTTGGGTTATCCGGTAAGCTAACTATTCAACCAGAATATCAGCGAAACTATATTTACGCTACAGATGGAGGAAAAAGAGAAATGGCTGTTATTGAATCCGTGTTAAAAGGATATCCAATTGGACTAATATATTTCAATAAGGTAGATGAAAATAATCTAGAAGTATTAGATGGTCAGCAACGAATTACTAGTCTTGGTAGATTTATTACTCAAAAATTTGCCATTAAAGATGATAACGGTTTGGAGCAGTATTTCAGTGGTATGGCAAAAGACAAACAAGATAAGATTTTAAATGCTAAACTACTTATTTACGAATGCGAAGGAACAGAGAGTGAGATTAAAGAATGGTTTAAAACGATAAATATTGCAGGGGTTCCACTTAATAACCAAGAATTATTAAATGCTGTTTACTCTGGTCCATTTGTTACGTTAGGAAAAGAAGAATTTAGTAACAGTCAAAATTCGAATATCCAAAAATGGAGTGCATATGTAAGAGGAAGGGCTAATAGACAAGATTTCCTTGAAAGAGCGTTAGAATGGGTAAGTAGTGGCGATATTGGAGATTACATGAGTCGGCATCGTTACGATAAAGATATTACTGAACTAAAAAACTATTTTAACAGTGTCATTGATTGGGTATCTAGTGTATTCAAGGATGTTGAAAATGAAATGTGTGGACTTGAATGGGGTCGGTTATACGAAGAGTATCATAAAAAATCTTATGATCCAAACGAAGTTTCAAATGAAGTACAAAAACTTTATGGCGATCCGTATGTAAAAAATCGCAAAGGAATTTTTGAATATATTCTATTGCTAGAGATTCGAGTCTTTGACGAAGCGGTCAAGAGAACTGTTTATGCAACTCAGACCGCCAAAGCCAAAGCCAAAGGTGCGTCGAATTGTCCGCATTGTGCAATCGGCCATGATGCAAACAAAAGTAAGATTTGGAAGTTGGATGAAATGGATGCCGACCA